CGGATGGGCGGAAGCCGTCCGCATCCCCATGGCTCTGGATAATGAAAACGCCGCATGTTGGGAGCAGGCCTCGACAGGAACATGGAAAGGGTTCTGCCAGATTGCGGCCGTCATCGCGCAACAGGCACCACAAAACCCCGGCCTGTATCCGCTGATCAGGCTGACCGGCGCCACGCTGACATCTACCGGACAGAATTCAACCCAAGTGCCCAATTTCGAGATCGTCCAGTGGGTCCAGCAACCTGCGTGTTTCGCACCACAAGCGCAGCCCGTTGCCCCTGCACCACCGCCCATGGCTCCAGCACCGGCTCCCACGCCCGTGCCCAGTGCGCCGGCACCTGTACCTCAACCTGCCCCAATGCCCGCGGTGGCTCCACCTGTCGCCGTCGCACCTCCGGTAGGTGCGTGGAATACATAAAACACAACAAGCTCTGCCCCGTCTGTTTTAAGGCCACGCGTGGTTTCGGCCATAAAAACGGACGGGGATTAACGTTCTATTGTTCAAAGGGGCACATGATGACCGGACACCATCTGGAACAGGATGAAGACGCACCGCTCTGGGAAGCCGTAAAGAAGGCTGGCTCATATCTCGACAGCATAGACCAGCACGATCTGCGCGCCCTCGATAAGGGCCAGTTGATGATATTCGGTTCCATCATCATCAGCGCATTCGCAGAGAACCGGGCAGAATGGTTCGAGAACCAGCGTCACCCCGATGACAATTTCCACAAGGATTTCGGACTTGATGATGAGATACCGTTTTAATGGGCATTTACAGTAATTTTAAACGCCGGAAGGCGGAAATAGCATGAGTCATACGCCGACAATCATAGGCGATGCCACCCTGTATCAAGGGGATTGTCTGGAAATCCTGCCGACGCTGGACAAGGTGGACGCGGTAGTTACTGACCCGCCTTATGGGTTGGGCGACTGGAATAATCGCGGGACAAATGCGGCCCGCCCGTTTGATAGCGATAAAACGCAGGAATGGGACAAGCCGATCACGGCAGGGCATATCGACCTAATGCGCGGAATGTCCAAATACCAGATTTTCTGGGGTGCAAACTACTATCTGGATTTATTACCCAGAACAAAACAAATGTATATCTGGAATAAGGCAATTCGGGGAATGCACTTCAATGATTGTGAGATAGCTTGGTGTTCCCAATGGCGCGAGGCTTCACGGATTTTTGACTTATCCCCGTCTGGCTTACACAAAGACCACCCGACACAAAAGCCGCTGGCTCTAATGCGGTGGTGCATAGGCCGTCTGCCGATTGACTGCGACACCATCCTCGACCCCTTCATGGGCAGCGGCACCACGGGCGTTGCCTGCGCCAAACTGGGCCGCAAGTTCATCGGCATTGAACTAGAGCCAAAATACTTCGACATAGCCTGCAAGCGGATCGAACAGGCATATGCAGAGCCGGATTTGTTCATAGAGCCGCCCAAAAAGGCTATACAGGAGATGTTACTATGACCGGCTACAGGCGGCGGGTATGCCAACAGCAAAAGAAATAGCCTCACACCTGGAAAAGGCCCGGCTTAACAGCGACGGCTCCTTCACCGCGCGCTGCCCGGCACACAAGGACCGCACCCCGTCCCTGTCCATCAGTGACGGCGAGGATGACATGGTCCTGTGGCATTGCCATGCAGGGTGTAGCCAAGACGCTGTTTATGAAGCCATGCTCCGCGTCGGCGCCGTCAAACAACACAAGGTCAGTGAATATAGCGGCGATATCGCATTCCCCCCGGACTACCCTAACCCCAGACAACACATATACAGGGACCAGAACGGAACGCCGGCATTCGTGGTCGATCGGTTGCCTGACCCAGACGGTGGCAAGACGTTCCGCCAACACGGCCTCGACAGCCACAACATGGATGGCGTTACCCGTCTGCCGTATCAACTTCATCACTGGCATACCTACGAAAGCATCATCGTTGTCGAGGGTGAACAGGGTGTCGAGGCACTCAACCGCGCCGGTTATCCCGCAACCTGCAACCCAGGTGGCGCAGGTAACTGGCAACAGGAACTCAATGAACACTTCGCCGGCAAGCACGTCATCCTGATACCGGATAACGATGATCCTGGACGCAAACACATGGCGGCGGTTGCCGAGAAACTCACAGGCATCGCGGCATCCATCACCACCGCCGACATATGCAAAAACCTCAACGACAAGGATGACATCGTCCAGTGGATACAGCGTAACGATATACGCACATTGATTTCGCAGATACGACCAAACGATCCAGCAAAGGAAAGCCTCGCAGCGTGGCTGAAGAAAGAGATGCCGCCCAGAGACTACCTCATGGGCACCGTGATGTGTACGACCTCAAGGTGGATGATCTATGCGCCAACAGGGCTGGGGAAGACGCTCTTCGCCCTCAACATGGCGACAGCCATAGCCGCCGGCAAAGATTTCCTGAACTGGAAAGGTGGCAGACCGTGCCGCGTACTCTACATCGATGGTGAAATGCCGCGGGAAACCTTCAAGGAACGAACACAACAGGTAGCCAACCTCTACGGTGAGAGCGCACAGGTATTCGGGCTCAACCGTGACAGCCTACAAGCCGATGGCGAGGACATCCCGCCTCTGAACAACGATGAAGGCCAGGCATGGCTGGAACGCCAGATCGACCTGTATCAGCCCAACGTCATCATCTTCGACTCCATAATGTGCCTGTTGTCGGGCGATATGAAAGAAGAGGAAAGCTGGGAACCCATCAAAAAATTGATGAAAAGCCTGACAAATCGTTACATCGCACAGATATGGGTGCACCATACAGGTCACGCGGAAGGCAGATCATACGGCAGCAACACAAGGGAATGGGAGCTGGACACCGTCCTGCGCCTCGACCGCCCGAAAGATAACGGCGAAGGGTTCGTCCTCAACTTCACCAAACACAGGCTTCGCACCCACCTCAATGCCGAGGAGTTCTCCCCCATCCAATGCGCCCTCACGCAAGACGGCTGGGATATATCAGGCGTCACGAAAGAAACCAGTAAGAGAGGCGATGATCGATCCAACTTCAGAGACGCCATCGTAGAGGCATATGACAACCTGGCAATCAATGTCAGTAGACGGCCTGTAGGGCATAACGGCGCCGATGTCGCATCCATCTCAATGACAGACATCAGAACGTGGTGTGTCAGGAACGGGATCATGCCACCAAAGGACGATGGCGCAGATGTGGTGTCGGCGGGAACCAGAAAAGTAGTCGATAGAGCAAAGATCGACCTCATCAAAGGCAGCAAATTTGCTGGAAATAGTGAAAGTATTTGGAGGATATAATGAGCGAGACAGGTGCGAGACAGGCGCGAGACAGTTGATGGGACATGTCTCGCGCAATTGCCCATATGGCGAGACAAGACAGGGACCGTCTATAGACGGTCCTGCTGTCTCGCCAGTCTTGATGGGACGTAAAACGAGACAGGACAGGTGGTAATGAGTAAGAAGAATAAGAAGGGGGAGCCGAAGGAAACTACGAGGTCGGATTATGGTCCGGCTGAACAGCAGCAGCATGGATCGTATGTCGAGATCGAAACACCAATCGCTGGTGTTAAGGCGCTGCGGAATACCGCCATCGATCCTATCGAGACTTACCGTAGTCGCGGGTCGATATCCGACACGCAGTACATAGCGGCGGATATCTTTGCCGGGCAGTACCGGAGGGCGAACCTCGCCGCAACGTATGCCCAGGTCAGATATAATAATGCGCCATCCGGTGGAGAGATGCCGATGGAAGCAGCCGAGGCTATCCAGTTGTCGAAGCAGCGTGTTCGGGCTGCCCTGGTGTATGTAGGCGCACCTCTGTCGGATATTATCGAGCATGTGGTCGGTGAGGGTTTCACTGCCGGTAGCTGGAAAGGCGTGAAGATGTCCAAACGGCCTGAACAGGATGGCATGGTGGCGTTGCGCCTCGCGCTGGATGGCCTTGTCGGGTTCTACAAGGTGGTGTGATTATGTTGATGTTCTGTTCTTGTTCGTCTTGTTGCGACATCATATCGATGGTAGGTAATTCGCTATTGGCACAGTTGTGCCGGTACTTCCTCCGATCTCCCTGACTCAGGGGCCGTTAACGCGGTCCCTGTTTTTATTGAGGTATACATGCCACCGCCTTCAATCCGTACCGATAAGATGATCGAGGAAATCCTCGAACGCTTTAGTGTGGGTGAAACAATCACGGCTGTATGCCTTGATGCCCATATGCCGACGATCAGGGCGCTCCAGAAGTGGCGCATCAAGGACAAGAAGCTGGATGATGAATGTTTCGCCGCTGAAAAGCGCGGCATCATGGTCCATGCCGCCGAGGCAGTCGATGCCCAGCGCAGTGTGATCAACAACACTCTCAAGGGCGATGTGAAGAGAGCCCAGGCCGTGGTCACTGCCGCGAATAACATGGGGCACCAAGCCCTGGCGAAGCTGTCAAAGCTGGATACCCGCTACAAGGATAAGCAGGAGGTGCATCACACCGGTCCAATGGTGATCGGGTGGGATGAGGAGGAGCCCGTGGCTGTCGGCGTTGCGAAGCCGATCCCCGACGCTTGCCTCGACGCCATTACATCAGAGGATGTGGCGAATTGAGCGTTGGACTGAAGCTGTTCGTTCGCGTTCTCGCGCAGGGAATCTAAGCACGTTGGCGCTGTTGAAGCCGCCGGCTAGGCTGGCGTTGGGCCTACCCCTGGGCCTGGCGTCAGCCGTCGAGCCCGGTGCGAATGATTGATGGTTCGCTGTCCCCTTGAGGTAGGCCGTGGGTCTCCCGCCGCTGTCAGTTTGTCAATGGAACGTTAGGGAACTTGACACACCCCACGATCGGCAGAAATGTTCGGTTGTCCAGGATTCGTGGCCGAGGGGGGGTACCCCCGGATTTCCTGGCGGTCTGGGGTATTGATGGGTCCACGCTCCAAATGCGACCTCTGTTTTTCAAGATTTTTCGGTCTCCTCTGGTTCCAACATCACTGTTAGGATAGAAAAATGGCTTTACTGAAGAAGAAGGTTTTGAAGGCAAAGAAGGCGCCGGCGAAGGCTGCTGCACCGCTGGCCCACGCTTCTGACGGCAAGTTTGTCGCAGACGATCCCTCGACGCCTGAGAATGAGCATCTGGGTGAGGTGCCCTCGCCTCGCGCGGCGCAGCTTGCCACGCCTGGTGGCGGCGGTCGCCGTCTCGGCGGGAAGTTGATTGGCTAGGCGTTATATTGAGGGGGTTCTGACGGCCTCAGAGGCTTCCGATCTTGCATCTGAGGTAGGGTATCTTGAGTTTTCCGACCCTCGCCTTGCCGGCGTGGTGGCCGAGATCGGTGCCTGTTGGCCTGTTTCTCTTGAGGCGCCTTCTTATGTGAGGGTGGAGCAGAGGCTGGAGGGTCATCCCTGGCATACGGATCGGGGCGCCAAGGGTCATATGAGTTGGTGTTCGTATAGTGCGGGAGTTCTTTTGACGAACCCGGATGCTGATTTTACCGGTGGCGGGTTTTATTTCCAGGATGATCCTGATACGCCGTTATTTCCTTATTGCGATTTGATCACCTGGGACAGCGTATCGGATAATGTTCATTCGGTAGCGAAGCATCGCGGTAATCGTCGGGCGTTGATCATGTTTTTAGGGGGGGTTGATGTCTGAGATTCAGCAGATCAAGATTCCCTATACGCCGCGGCCTTTGCAGAAGGAGTTTCACGCACGGGCGAGGCGTTTCAGCGTAGCAGTTTGCCATCGCAGGTTTGGGAAGACGGTGATGGCGATTAACTGGTTGTTGCGGGAAGTACTGACGTGTCCCCATCCACGGGCACAAGGGGCTTATATTGCGCCGACTTATGGCGCTGCCAAGCGGATTGCCTGGGTGATGTTGCGGGATTACGCCGGGGTTATTCCCGGTGTTAAGTTTAATGAGGCCGAGTTGCGTTGTGATTTGCCTGATGGGCGCCGTATCTGGCTCCTGGGGGCAGAGAATCCCGACAGTTTGCGCGGGTTGAGGCTCGACGCTTGTTGTCTCGATGAGTATGCCGACATGAATGCGCGGTTGTTTCCTGAGATCGTGCGCCCTGCGCTGTCTGATTTCGGCACCGGGAAGTGTTTGTGGATCGGGACGCCACGCGGTGAGAATCAGTTCAAGGAGATTTACGACACTGCGCTGGGAGAGATGGAGTCTGGTAATCCTGAATGGTTTGCCATGCGTTTCCCGGCATCCGAGACGGGGGTTCTGGAGCAAACGGAGCTCGACGCGGCTCGCGTGACGATGGACCCGTCGCAATATGACCAGGAGTTCGAGGTAAATTGGCAAGCTCCATTAGTCGGTTCTTATTTTGCCAAGGCTCTCGACAGTGCGGACCTCGATGGCCGCATCGGGAGTATTCCCTGGGAACCGAATCTGGAGGTAACGACAAGCTGGGATTTAGGCATTGCGGATTCGACCGCGATCTGGTTCGTCCAGGTTATGCCGCGGGAGAATGTTATCCGCGTCATCGATTATTTTGAGGACAGCGGGCAGGGGCTTCATCACTACATCAAGATTCTGAAGGAACGTCCTTACACTTACGGGCGCCATTTATTTCCCCATGATGTGATGGTCAGGGAGTTGGGGTCTGGCAATTCTCGCTATGAGATTTTAATGAATTTAGGGGTGCGTCCGACCGTAGTGCCCAGGTTGACTGTTGCAGATGGGATTGAGGCTGTACGGGCGTCGATCCCAAGGTGTTATTTCGACCGCGGCAACTGTTCTGACGGGCTCAAGGCTCTCAGGCATTACCATCGCCAGTTTTCTGACAGGACGGGGGATTGGAAAGACCGGCCGAACCATGACTGGAGTTCCCACTCCTGCGATTCGTTCCGTTATTTGTGCGTTGGTTTGCGTGATGATGATGGTGATGTTTTATCTGTTGCCGCTCGCACCGGCCGGTTACCTGGGGGCGGTCAGGTTATGACGCCGCCGGATCACACTTTTGGCTGAGTTGGTGCCGGCGGTCTATGGGGATGTCGTTTTCATTGCGCGGAACATGCGTGATCTGGATGTCGAGGAGATTATGCCGCTGATTTGGTCTGGTAAGGCCGAGGATTTGGCGGCGATGTCCTGTACTGCTGGCGGCATTGCTACTGTTGCGCTTTCCGGTGGTTGTCCGGTTTCGGCATATGGCGCTTTTCTGTCACGCCCGTTGATGTGGACTGTCTGGATGTTTGCCACCGATCGGTGGTCTGAGGTTGCGTTGGCCGTGACGAAGGACATCAAGCGGCGAATGATGCCACAGATGATCGATGACGGCGCCGTGCGTTGCGATTGCTGGTCGATGGATGGGCATGACATAGCCCACAGGTGGTTGGAATCGTTAGGTGCTATCCGCGAGGCGTCTGTCGAGGATTACGGGCCATCTCGGAAGACGTATCATTGTTATTCATGGACGCGTTCCCGCCTGGAGCGCGATGGAGATTTTAATCATGTGTTTCGGACCCTTCGCTCCAAAAGCTCCAAAGCCTCCACCGCTCCCGCCCCCACCAGAGCCGCCCCCGACGCGGGACGATCCGGTGGTGAATCAAGAGGCCACGGCGAAACGCAGACGGCAATTGTCAGCCAAGGGGCGTAGTTCCACCATCCTTACCGGCTCTCTGGGTGATACGTCCGCGGCCGATGTCGGCAAGAAAACTTTGTTAGGCGCTTGAAAGTTGTGTACTCCCGGTATTCAGCGCATGACCCAACAGCCTGACGTCAAGTCGCCTCTTTCTTCTCTGGGTAATCGTCTGGATCAGGCGCAGCGCCTCGCTGCCTCGACTACTGGCGGTGGCACGTTCCAGGGCAAAACGGTTCTACAAGGTGTCCCGCGTAATAGCGGTGTCGATGCTATACGCAAGACAACCTTTACGGGGGTCTGATGGAAAACGGATTAATCTTCAAGCGTTTCGAGCTTTTACAGCGCAGCCGCGGCACATGGGAATCTCACTGGGAAGAGATCGCAGAACGTGTTTTGCCGCGTAGTGCTGTCTTCACCGGTCAGAGGGAAGCCGGCGACAAGCGCACGGCCAAGCTATTTGACGCCACTGCTTCTTTAGCGTTGGAGCGTTTTGCCGCGGCCGTCGAGAGTTTGCTGACCCCTCGCGGCGCCCGGTGGCATACGTTGCGGACATCGAACCAGGCTTTGAATCGCGACGATGATGTGCGGCAGTATTTCGACCAGGTCGAGCAAGCCATGTTCGCACATCGGTATTCACCGAAAGCAAACTTCGCGTCCCAGGTCCATGAGGGTTATATGTCTCTTGGCGCCTTTGGCACTGCCGGTTTGTTTATCGATGAGGCACCGGTGCGCGGCGCAATCTACCGGTCGGTCCATCTTGCCGACCTGTTTATCGCTGAAAATGAACACGGCATGATTGACACCGTTTACCGGCGGTTTGAAACGTCGGCGCGGAATGTGGACAAGATGTTTCCTGAAGGGGATTTTTCTGATGATTTCAGGAAGACCCTGAAGGACAAGCCCGATCAGAATGTCAGGTTATTGCATGTTGTGATGCCCCGTGAAGATCGCGACCCGATGCGCCGTGATCGGAAAAATGCGGTATTCTTCTCAGGCTATTTCGAGATCAAATCAAAACACCTGATTGAAGAGGGCGGATTCGCGACCAACCCTTACATCGTCAGCAGGTATAATTCAGGACCACGCGAGATTTTTGGCAGATCGCCGGCAATGACGATCCTGCCTGATATCAAGATGATCAACGAGATGTCGAAGACGGTTATCCGCGCTGGTCAGAAGGTTGTTGATCCTCCTTTGCTGGTGGCCGATGAAGGCGTCATGTTCCCCATCAATACCAATTCCGGCGCCGTTACGTTTGCCCGGTTGGATGGCCGTAATCAGCCACCTGTCCAACCGCTGTTTACCGGTGCCCGCGTGGACATCGGTCTGGAGATGATGGATCAGCGGCGCAAGGTAATCAACGATGCCTTCCTGGTAACGCTGTTCCAGATATTGGTCGAGACGCCGACGATGACGGCTACAGAGGTTTTGCAGCGCGCCCAGGAAAAAGGTGCCTTGCTTGCTCCCACCATCGGCCGGCAGCAGACCGAGATGCTGGGTCCGTTGATCGAGCGCGAATTCGACATCCTGGACAAGCAGGGTTTGTTGCCTCCGCTCCCCGGCATTCTGGCCGAGGCCGGCGGGGAATATGAGGTCGAATATGTCTCGCCATTAAGCCGCGCCATGAAGGCCGAGGAAGGCGTCGGCATCTTGCGGACCCTGGAGATGGTTCAGCCGATTGCGGCTGTCGATCCAAGCGTCATGGATAATTTCAACACCGATGAGATCACGCGCACCCTGGCCGACACCAATGGGGCGCCTCAACGCATCTTGCGGAATGAGGATGAGATCGCGGCAATGCGCGATGCCCGTAATCAGCAGCAGCAAATGCAGCAGATGGTCGATAACGCCGGTCCTGCCGCCGATGCGGCCCAGACTATTTCCGAGATGGCGGCAGCGGGGCAGCTACCGCCACCGCAATAACTGTAACCAGGGGGGGGCGATGGCCCAAGAACAGAATAAGGTCCAATCTGAGATATTACAGGCGTACCGGGATATCTTCCTGAATACGCCACAGGGTCAGATAATTCTCAGGGATTTGATGAAAGTTTGTGGTCTGTATGCGATGACCGGGGTGCGACCAGACGCTGAACTCCAGCACATGGAGGGAGGTCGAGACATGGTGCGCCGGATCATAACTATTCTGGCTCTGGATGAGGAGCAAATTACTGCGTTCACACTTGGCATAAAGGAAGATATAGCAGATGGCTGACGAAGCAGAAGGGTCCGTTTTGACGGGCAACCCCGAAGGCTCCACCGATTGGACTGACGGGCTCGATGATTACAAGGAAGTTATTGACGCAAAGGGATGGCAGTCCAACGCAGACCTGATGAAATCATATGTCAATTTGGAGAAAGCTGTCGGCGCCGATAAGGTGGTGTTGCCGGCAGAGGATAGCGACCTGGGTGAATGGGATGGCTGGGAAAAGTTGGGCACCCCGAAAGAGGCGGCTGATTACAATCTGGCGGCGCCCGAGGGTTTCGACCAGTATGATCAGGGATTATCTGACTGGTTCCGCGAAGCCGCCCACGGTGCGAAACTGCCGGCCTCACAGGCTCAGAAATTACACGACAGTTTTGTCGAACGGATGATGGGCACCTATAATGAGCAGGTGGCTGGCGCGCAGGACCAGAACGCCAAATGGGAAGCCGAATTGAAGACAGAATACGGCACCGCTTTTGATGAGCGTGTTGCTACGGCCCGCACTGCCATGCGGGAATTCGGTACACCCGAATTGGGACAGGCTATTGAGGCCGCGGGGCTGGGTTCCAATCCAGACCTGGTACGCGCCTTCGCCAAGATTGGTATGCAACTAGGCACCGGACCTCAGTTCAAGGACGTTGAGGGTGCCGGCAGATTCGGAACAACGCCGGAAATGGCGAGAGAACAGATTGCGGAGATCAGGGCCAACCCGGCTCTGATGGATTCCGCACACCCAGAAAACAAGGTGCTGAACGAAAGGTTGACGCGCCTTACGGAATTGGCTTTCGGCACTGATACCGTATAGCCAAAGCTGGATAACCTTTTCGGCCCAGCGAAGAAGGTAGCGGAAGCTACGCGGGGTCCGTTCACCGGGCAACCCTTTCACCTTAATCTCAACTAACGCAGAGGAGTACACCATGAGTGTGCAAATCACGACCGCGTTTGTCGAGCAATATAAGGGTAATGTCGAACATCTGGTTCAGCAGAAAAGTTCGCGCCTTCGTAGCAATGTCTCGGTCGAGACTGTTACTGGCAAGAACGCTTTCTTTGAACAGGTCGGCGTCACCTCCGCTCGCGTTCGCACGACGAGACACGCCGATACGCCGAGAATGGACACACCCCATTCCAGGCGTCGGGTCTCTCTGGTAGACTACGATTGGGCTGACCTCATCGATGATGAGGATCGTGTCCGAATGTTGATTGACCCCTCCGGTCCCTATGCCATGGCGGCGAGTTCCGCTATGGGAAGGGCCATGGATGAGGCTATCATCGACGCTGCTGACGGCACTGCCTACACGGGCGTGGCCGGCGGCACTTCGACCAGCTATGACAGCAGCAACACAGTTGATGTTCAGGTTGGTATCAGCCCCGCGGCTGACACCGGTCTAAATGTCGGCAAGTTGCGCGCTGCCAAGCAAATCCTCGACGCCAACGAAGCCGAGGACGAAGGTCGCACTTGCGTCATCAATGCGAAGCAACTCCAGAATCTTCTGGGCGAAACCGAGGTTACTAGCAGCGATTATGCTGTCGTAAAAGCTCTCGTCCACGGTGAAGTTAGTACTTTTCTGGGTTTTGATTTCGTGAGAACTGAGCTAATCGAGACTGACAGTAACAGCGACCACAAAGTGCTGTTCTGGCAAAATTCGGGCATGAAGCTTGCTATCGGAAGTGAGCCCGCTGTCAAGATTAGTGAGCGTAGTGACAAAAACTACGCGACTCAGGTCTTTTACTCCATGTCCATCGGTGCAACCCGTATGCAAGAAAAGCTTATCGGTTACATCGAATGTGACCCAACCTGAAGGAGGGCTGAAAAATGGCTGTTACAACTCAAAATTCGACTGAGTATGCCAATACCGTCGCCGTCCCGGTTGTCAACAACAACACCACTGAGGATCATGGCCGGATGCGGATCATGTTCTTCACTTGCTTACAGGATGGCGCCGGCGATGCGACATCGTCGGTCGTCTTGGGCAAGCTCCCGCCAGGGAGGGTTCGTGTGTTGGCGTCTCTTTCCAGGGCCTATGTGAACTGGACCACTGGTTCAGCGACCTTGGACCTGGGTTGGGATGCGTACACGGCAATGGATGGATCGACCACCGCGGCCGATGCAGACGGTCTCATCAATGCGCTCGCCGTGGACACCGTCGGTTTCCAGACGTTGGAGGGCGCCATCGCGGCCAACCTTCTAACCGGCGGAACCTATGTGTTCGAGTCCAAAGATGGGGTCAAAATACGCGCCACCTCGCAAGACACGGCCATCGTCTCTGGCGATGACCTTGTCGGCTATCTGGCGTATGTACTTGACTGAGTTAAGGGAGAGGGGTAACGCCCTCTCCCTTTTCCTTCTTGTGGTTTTGAGGGGTTCCTGATGGCAACAACATTTGTCGAGATTGCCAACCGCGCTATCACTTTCCTGGGCGGCGCCACTATTACCGCGCTGACGGACGACACCAAGGAAGGTCGCGCCTGTAATCGCTTATACGAGCAAACGCGGGATCAGTGTCTGCGTGACTACCCATGGAATTTCGCTATCAAACGTGTACAGATCGCAGCGAACACCATTTCGCCGGTTTTCGAGTACACGAATGCATTCGATTGGCCGGCTGACTGTCTCCGAATCATCGAGGTCGATACCACCGAGGAGTGGGCTGTCGAGGGGCGACAGATCGTTTCCGACGCATCGGCGCCGCTGGATGTGGTCTATCTGCATCAGGTCACCGATGCCAATCTGTTCGACGCCTTGTTTATCGAGGCTTACTCTCTGCGCCTTGCCGCTGATATTGCATATGACATTACAGCGTCTCAGACTGTTGCCCAAAACGCCGAGTCGAAATATATGACTAAAATCCGACAAGCGCGGTTGATCGATGCCCAGGAAAGTTTGCCCGCCAGTGAGCTATCATGGCTTGATGTGAGGAACTAGATGGCCCGCGTCAGCATAATCAACACAAATTTCACGGCTGGCGAGTTGTCTGAGGATTTGTTCGGACGTGTCGATATAACCAAATATCAGAATGGTGCTGCCACGCTTGAGAATTTCATCGTCCAGCCCCATGGCGGTATCACAAGACGGTCGGGTTCGCGGTTCGTCAAAGAGGTCAAGACCAGCGCCAACGCAACCCGGTTGTACCCGTTTGAATTCTCGACCACCCAGGCGTATGTGATCGAATTCGGGAATCTCTATATGAGATTTTACAAAAATCAGGGTGCGATCCTTGAGGCGACCAAAACGATTTCCGGTGCAACCGCTGCCAACCCCGTTGTAATTACTGCGAATAGTCATGGTTATTTAAACGGAGATGAGGTCTATATAACTGCGGTCGTTGGTATGACTGAACTCAACGGTAAGTATTATGTCATTAAGAGCAAGACAACTAATACGTTTGAATTGACCGATGTCGATTCTACCAACATCAACGGGTCAGCTTATACGGCTTATTCCAGTGCCGGCACGGTTGCCAGGGTTTACACAGTCACCACCACTTTTTTGACGGCTGATATCCCCGACCTGCAATTCGCTCAGTCAGCCGATGTCCTTTATGTGGCACACCCGTCTTACACGCCGCGCAAAATTTCTCGAACGGCGCATACTAGCTGGACGATCTCTGACATCGCATTCACTGATGGTCCGTACATCGAAGAGAATATAGCAACGACCACCATGACGCCTGGCGCTGCTACCGGCTCCGGTGTGACATTTACGGCATCTGCCGCTACCGGTATTAATGGTGGCGACGGGTTCCAGGCCACTGACGTTGGTCGTTTGATCACTGTCGGACACCAGGCAACGGCCTGGGCGGCATCGACCGCATACGCACTCAAGGCGATTTCCCGTAACTCCGGGAATGTTTATCGATGTATTAAAGCCGGTACGTCGGCCAGTTCGGGTGGTCCCTCATCCGAGGGAGATGAGATTGTCGATAACACCGTCACCTGGGAATTTCTTAGAGATGGTGGCATTCAGTGGGGTTATGGCACGATTGCATCGAGGGCATCGACCACGGTGATTACGGTAGATATCGTGGAGGGTCTAGGTGGCACGTCGGCCGAAACCAAGTGGAAACTTGGTGCCTGGTCCGACACCACCGGATATCCCGCGACAACGGCATTTTATGAACAGCGGCTCTTCTGGGCCGGATCAACCGATAAGCCGCAAACATTGTGGGGGTCCAAATCCGGTGATTACGAGAACCACACACCGGGCACCCTGGATAATGATCCTGTGATCTACACCCTGGCTACTGACCAGGTCAACGTCATCCGATGGCTATCTCCCGGCAAGATCATGGCGATAGGCACTGTCGGTGGTGAGTTCACTATTTCCGGTTCAACGGCATCGGCTCCGTTAACGCCGACAAATGTTAGAGTTGTGCGGGAAGGTACCCGCGGTTCAGACAAGCATACGCCTCTGCGAGTTGACAATATTGTTCTGTTTATCCAGCGCCAACAGCGGAAGATCAGGGAGTTCGCTTATCTCTTTGAACAGGATTCTTTCAATTCTCCAGATTTGACAATTCTATCTAACCAGGTGGGTAAGGGCGGTATCACCGAGATCGCCTACCAACAGGAGCCCTCGACGGTTGTCTGGGGTGTTCGCGCTGACGGCCAGTTGGTCGGTATGACCTACCTGCGCGACCAGCAGGTCATCGCCTGGCATCGGCATAAGCTCGGCGGTTCTTTTGGTTCGACAGCGCATGGCGTGGTCGAGAGTTTGTCAGTCATCCCCGGTTCCGGGGAAGATGAACTATGGATGATCGTCAAGCGCACAGTGAATAATATTACCAGGAGATATGTCGAGTTCCTCGAAAGCCAGTTCGATGTTGATGAAAGCATGGTCAAGTCCGATGCATTTTTCGTTGACAGCGGATTGACGCTGGATAGCCCTGTGACGATTTCCGCCGCCACCAAGGCAAAGCCGATTGTGATTACCGCATCGGCTCATGGATTTAGCGATGGCGATCTGGTGGATATAGTCGATGTGGGTGGCATGACCGAGATCAATGACAATCGATACCGGGTAATCGAGAAAACCACTAACACGTTCGAGATCATGGCGACTGCCGGCAAGCCGGTGTCTGGCGCCACAAGGGCAAACCCAGGCAGCATCAAGGTCGTCGCGCACGGCCTTACAACCGGCAATGAGGTTGGATTCTTGGATGTCGCGGGGATGACTCAACTAAACGGGAACGGTTACACGGTCACGAAAGTTGACGCTGATAATTTCACGATTGGGGTGGATACCTCTGCCTATTCTGCATACACCAGCGGCGGTCTGGTTTATCTCAATACGGACGGCGCGGCGTTTACCACCTATACCAGCGGCGGGAAGGTGCGACAGGCGGTTGCTTCTGTCACCGGTCTTGATCATCTGGAGGGTGAAACTGTTTCTTCTTTGGGCAACGGTTCGGTTTATGCGAACCAGGCGGTTTCGTCTGGTGCCATCTCTTCGATCTCCCCGGAGGTCAGCAAGGTGCATATCGGGCTTGGTTCAACGGCGACAGTGAAGACCTTGCGACCGGAAGCAGGTTCGGCCGATGGTGTTGCCCAGGGAAAGACCAAGCGTATTTTTGATACGACGATCCGCTTCAAGCAAACTCTCGGCGCAAAGGTCGGGCCGAATACCACCGACCTTGATGAGATCAATTTCCGAGGTGGCTCCGATCCGATGGATAGTTCGCCACCGCTGTTCTCAGGTGACAAAACGCTGACTTTCCGAGGCGGATGGGAAACTGAGGGTCAGGTTGTGATAGTGCAGGATCAACCCCTGCCCTCTCACATCACGGCCATTATGACACGCCTAGTGACCAATGATGGGTGAGTGGAATGTGTGACCCGGTGACAGCTTCAGCCTTGCTTGTGGGAACGACCGCGGTACCAGCCGTCGCCGCTGTCGGCGCCGGTATCGGGTTTGGCGTCATGGGCACTGTTGGAACAGCGGCGACGGCTGGGTTATTCGGTGCCGGCGGTGCATTTAGTCTGGCTACCACATTAAGCACCCTGGGGCAGATTGGGTCCGCCGCCATGCAGTTGGCAAACTCCGCCCAGGGTTCCGCTTATGCCGAATATCAATCCGGGATGGCCGGGTATCGCGCTCAAGTAAACCAAAATAACGCTCTGGCAGCGAGGTATAAATCTCAATATGACGCCGAGACGTTTGAAAGAAGGTTCAAGCTCGCCATGTCTGGGCAAGGCCCGAGTTACGCCACGTCCGGCGTTGTGGTCAACCAGGATACGCCGGCAATGATTGCCGATAATACCGCGGGAGTCTTGGCGGAAGAGAGGCTAGCTATCCTCTACGGAGGGAACGTTGCCGCGACTGCCGCTGAACAGGGCGCCGCTGGTGAGAGAGCCGCATCCAGTGCGTACCGGGGCCAAGCCGGAAGCTTCAGACCCGCGGGCTACATTGGTGCCGGCACTTCTCTGATGGCCGGTGCATACCGTGCCGGGGCGTTTGCTTAATGGCTGTCATCCCCACTTACACGCGACAAGCGAGTATTCCCGGAACTACGGGTGTCCCTGCCCCTACGATGGTGCCCATCGATAATCAGGTTGCCCAGGCTGGTTCTAATTTCTTCCAGCAGATGGGTAAAATTGGTGACGATTTATTTGAGGCCCAGGCATCCAGCGAACTAACGGCCGCAACCACCAACGCACAATTGAGACTGCATGGGCTTGAAACGGAATTAAAATCGCAGCCCGGTATCGATGCGTTGAACGGATTCGGCGGTCGCGCGACTGAGATTTATAGTGAAATCACGAAGACGATGCATCCGAAGGTGCGGAAGGCGTTTGACAGTAAGTGGGCTCTGCTTTCCGGGAAGTCGCAGATTTCCATCCAGGGTACTGCGACCAAGCGCGCTTATTCCGAGATGTTGGGTGATCTTCATACTAACCTGGCTGCGCTGGTGGATGGTATCGCCCCAGGTGGTGACAAGATTGCCTGGTCTTTAGCGACCACCACCGGCGTGGATGCCATCAAACTGGCTGTATCAAAGCACATCATCACGTCTGAGGCAGGGGCTAAATTAAAGTCAAAGTTCGTCAAGGATGTCGCCGAGAGCGGTGTTACCGGTTGGATAAATGATCAGACCGTGGGCACCATGGTGTCGGCTTTTCGGCAGATGGATAGGGAGGTGTTCGATGACCTTGACATTTTTCATCTGTGGATTCAATTGGATGAAAAGAAAAAGGCTAGTTTAACAGCAAAGGCTATCACCAATATCCAACGATCTGCGAAATTGACGGCTGACACAGAACGCCGCACGAATAATAACCTCAAGACAAGCGCCCAGGCTTTGATAGTGGATTTGTATAGAGAAAAGCCCAATGAGAATGCTGAAGACGCGCTGAAGCGGCGTAGAGGCATTATCGATGAACTAGCTAAGAACAAGATGGTGAACCCCGGTACTTTTAACCAGATGATCAAGGATGTAGAGGGGCGCACTAATCGGTTCCTGGTTCGGAAGGACTCAATCGCAATACGCAAGAAAATTCTGATGACCCCGCATTTAGTCACGCATGACGAGATCGTCGAATATAATGGTACAGATCAAGCTGAATTGATGACTATGCTTACCGCCAGGCTGAATGCCAGGACTAGCCGGGCGCGGGAAATCGTTAAGTCATCGCCAGCGTTTGTGCCGGGTGACATGGTCACGGCGCGTATGAAGGGTGACGTATTTGACGCGGCGCAAGCTAACATCTGGACTACGGTTCTGACAGAAATGGTTGAGGCGCGGGATAAGGGTGAGCCTTTTGACCCGGTTGAACGCGCCAATAAGTTGATTGAGGAATTTGAGGAGGGCGAGAAGAAGGATCAGACAAAGGATATTGCTGCCGCCAAAAAGGTATTGGCTGGAATTAAAGTCGAAACAGCCGCCGAGCTCGAAGTCTATATAAATAAATATATGTCGGGCTTGTCGGCCGGCGATGTTGCTAGGCTTAAAAGGTTGGGGAATTTGGTGTTTACAAAATGAACGCAGATGATGTCTATGAAGAATTACTCCTCGCACAGTCCGGTTCCCCGGCCGCTATGTCATCAAGTCTGCCGGCGCCACTTATTGTTGATCCTGTTGGTGCGGTGGATAAGAAGCCAGATTTGAGTCCGGGACAGGGGCCGAGTGTTAATAGCGCAACGCTGCCTAGTCCTGCGCCGCCCATCGCGGGGGCCGGGCCGGGCGGTTCTGACCTGGAATGGTTCCAGCCGGGGTATTCCCAATCCACGTCTGATAGTGTTGCAGGGGTTGGCGCACTGGGGTCCGCGGGACTTGGTTATGGATCGGGGACTGATAAAGAGGAAGTGTCCGTTGCGCAGGATATATTGTCTGGTGCAGCAAGCGGTATGATAAGGGCAGGACGAGACGCAACCGGGGCATTGGCGATGATCATTGGTGCCCCGGCGGATGCTACATACAGCCTTCTTGAAAGTTTTGGCTTTGACGTGGGAGACCCCGCATTCGGTAGCGAAAACATAGAAGAGAATATCAACTCCCTGAGTTCCTGGGTTGTACGCAATATTCCGGGACTTTCAGACCTTGACCAGGATTTCACTGCTTTTGCTGGAGAGAAAGCCAGTATCGAATGGGTTAAAACTCTTGCAGAGGGTATTACTCGGTTTGGCACTGGCGCGGTAACGGGGCCGGTGCAAGCTGTACGGTTGCTGGGTGTTGCTAACCCAGTTGTGCGTGGCATGGCATGGGGCGCACTGACTGACTTTATCCAGGGTGGCGGATCGGCGAAAACTGAACAGACAATGCTTGGAACTATACCGTCGATGATTGAAGGTCTCGACGCGTTGTCCCCGAAAGGGCCTGAACGCAAGGAATGGGCGGATACTATTTTTAATGTCTTCAGGAAGACTGAAAATGATTCCGGGTTTATGCGCCGTGCTAAGAGCGCCCTTGATGGTTTTGTTTTAGGAGGGGCCGCTGAAGGGGTAATCTTCTTGGCTATCAAAGCTGTTAAGGCAGTGCCATGGGGCACATTGAATGCGGGTGCCCGCCAAGCGGTTCAACGGGCCAAGCAACTCCCGGTGGGCCTGAGTACCAAGGATGTGGGTGATCCCACGATGCGAGAGATGATTTCTGGGGAGGGTGCGAGGGTTTCGGCTACTAATATTTTGCGTCGGTCGCGAACCCACGGTGATCTGGAGGGCACGTTCCCGCCAGAGGTCAGGGTGGCGAGTGGAGAGCCAACGGCTGGCCCGAAGACTTTGCCGGATGGTAGAGAATATTCGTCCTTGCCGCTGGAGAAGGCAGGTGGCGGCGCGACATTTAGTCAGATTGATCTTGATAGCACTTGGGATGATGCGGTCGAAGCTGCCGGTCCCCAAGGTCGGGAATTGATTACTAAGCTCGCCGCCGATGGAAAAACATTTGAGCCTAGGGGTATCGGGTTCTGGGATGATGCCCTGAAACTGCCTGATCGGGCTCGGTATTGGTACGAGATATCTGCCGAGGCTTTTCGGGATGTGTTACCTCATCTTAACCCAGATGAGATGAAACAATTTATTGATCTTGTTGCAGCGACCAGCGCACAAGCTGACCCACATCAGAATATTAGACGGGCCTTGATGTCGCTGTCTCAGCATCGGCGCGGTGTTCCTATGGACACCCCGTTAACTCATTTAACGCCGGTCAGGACAGCGTTGTCTGGGGAGAGTCTACCTGGATTGAAGACCGGTAATTTCTCAGGAACTTTCCAATACCATCTTGGGCTTGATAATTCGCCACCGCTATCTACCAATGACCGGCAGGTGGCGGCATCGTTTGGGATCGATGGTGACGATATTGCTGGTAACCAAGTTGCGTATGAAGTCCTGTCCGACTTCTATATTCGCCTTCGTGATCGTCTCAATGCCAAGCTCCCGGCAGACGCGGCACCATATGAGACGTGGCAGTTACAAGCGTTAGGCTGGGTGCAACAGCGCACCGATCTGGGTAACGCAAGGAACGATGACTACGTCCAGGCTCTCGGTAAAGTTATGGATGATCTCCGTGAGGCGGGCGTCAACGTGCCTGGCGGTAAGCTCACCGACGAGGTCTTACTCGACCCACGGCTGGAGGAAGTGCTCGCACCAACGCTGGACAGATTCCGCCAGTCATCTATCGCGACTGTCGAGACTGTAACCAGTCAGAGTGCCGTCGGTGCCCGCGTTGCCGGGTTGCTCCGGTCCGCCCGTGAGCGTGGTGATACTATCGCCGTTCGGGAGCATGACAAGATCGTTAACACTAGTATCGATGATCTGATCCGGCGAAAGAAGGAACTGGGTAATAAGTCGGTGGCCGAGGTGGTCTATAAAGCAGTGACCGGTAAGGCCGGTGGGTTGTCTCGGATGGAGAAGGGGTTCGGTACATTTGGGGGCGAGTTGTCGAAAAACGCTCGCATCCCACTACCACCAGATATGTCAGAGCCAGAACGCCAAGCGTTCCTGTCGTTGCTTGGTCGCGGGCTGCGACAAGATGCGATGGCGGCATCGGTGTTTAGGATCGCCAATCATGGTGACCCGGTGCCAGAGGGGATGACCCAAACATATTCTGCATTTATCAAGAGCATTGACGCTGATATATCGGAGGACGCCTTGCGAGCGGTGGCCGACGCCTTGCCTGAAGGGTTCGAGATCAACGTGAAGCGAGTGCCTAACGGGACGGTTGTGGATATTAACCCGTCATTCGGTTCTGGTGGTCCGGTGGGGATTACAGAGGATGCCTTGGCCGATGCGTTGGAAGCGGCGGGAATAGACCTGGATAGTGTGGTTTCCTATTCTCGTCATCACACTAGTGACTTTTTAGAGAAACCTGAGTATGTTGGGTCCGTAGCACAACTCCGAAGGACGGTACTCAATGACGAGGCAACCAAAATCAAGGACGTCTTCGACGGCAAGCTCGCCACCGCCCGCGCCTACCTCCGAGGGTCAGGTGGGGAGGAGGCGCTTACGGCGGGGAAGCGCAAGCGAGTTCAGGCAGCTTTTCGGAGATACCAGCGACGAGTTGGTGATCTCACCCAGGCAGACACGCAAACCCGAGGCGTCAACCGACGAACGTTAGAGGCGTTCAGCAATTACGATAAGCGGTTCGGCCCTCGCCTCTCTACCGCCGAGAAAGACGGTATGCCCCGGAACATGACGGGAAGCGTTAATGGCAATTAATCCTCTTGATCTAGTCACATCTCCCGACCAAGCCCCGGTCCCCCAGCCGGGGTTTTTTGATGGGCAAATGCCGGCAGTCCCGGCGTCGGATGATATTGATCTTGGTGGAGAGAACCTGCTTGGCGAGGCGCCCTCTATAGATGAGCCGGTTTCGCTACTGGAACCAGAACCCGGACCCGAGACAGAAGAATTCCAGGTTGCCGGGGTCGGCACGACGATCCTAAAAAGCCTTTTCCAGGGTGGTGCCAAGACAACCAAGCGTCTTGATGACGTTGTTGGAAAGGGTCGCACGGCTGGGCAGGTCGGAGAATATACGGTTATCAGGGAAGCCACCCCGGAGGAGGTGTTGGATTACAACACCCTTACCGGTAAGACCAGTGGTGCCCCATCACCCACCACCGCGCAACGGGCAGAAGGTATCCCGACAGCAGAGTTCAATCTGGAGAATATCGACGGCCCCGACGCCCTCAAGGGCACCATCGATAAGGTTGCCGAGATGTGGAAGGACGCCGGTCGCGCGGCTGGCCGTGGCAAGATGTCATGGGAGGAGACACAGGCGCTTGCCAAAGGCATGGGTCTGGATAGAACGGTGGAAAGGCTGCTGCGCCGGGAAGTTGGCACCGCGATGAACGCGGAGGAGATCACCGCATCATTACAGGCCATCGCCACATCAGGCATGGAATTAAACCGGTTGGCTAAGATTGCGGCAACCAGCACAGATTCTCGTGATCTCTTGAAGTTCCGCCAGCACCTGGCGTTCCAAAGCGCGTTACAAACCAACATGAAGGGCGCGCAGATGGAAGCGGGTAGAGCCCTGGCCGCGTTCCGCATCCCCCGCGGTGTTGGTGAAGATGTGGACGCACAAAGTATTACCAACATAATGGAACAGTTCGGTGGCGACAAATCAGTCCGCGAGATGGCAAATGCCTACCTTATTTTGCCTTCGCAAGCACAACGTAATAAGTTCTCATACGGTGCCTGGGATAAGATAAAAGGCACATGGTTCGAGGTGTGGATCAACGGATTACTATCTGCGCCGGCAACGCATTTTGCCAATATAACCGGCAACGCGATGTTCCAGTTCATGCAGGTGCCAGAGCGTTTCGGCGCTGGGCTCATCGGTCTGGCGCGTCAGGTGATGGGTTCAAAAGCTGACCGGGTTCACCTGCAAGAAACCATTTCCGACCTGGTCGGTGCGGTGCAGGGTATCGGTGATGGCTGGCGCCTCGCCGGCGAAGCGTGGCGCACAGAGGCTCAGGTGCGTGATCTCGCCAGCAAGATCGAGGCGTCAAAACGCCGCATGATCACGGGCGCCAATCTGATACCTGACGCCGACGCCATCCATCAGCGGTGGGTGGATTATATCGGTGCTGGTATCCGCCTTCCTGGACGTGCCCTGATGACTGCCGATGAGTTCTTCAAGGCGGTTGCGTACCGGCGGGAGTTGAATTCTTTAGCCACCCGCCGCGCCTTGGACATGAAACGCAACGGCGCATCGGTTGATGACATTGCAGAGACTCTGGATGACGTTTTCGCCGGGCGGCATGAGGACATCAGCAAGTCGGCAGAGGAGTTTGCTCAATACGCCACCTTTACCAACCCGGTCGAGGGTTTCCTTGGTGCGGCCGGTGCTTCCATTCAAGGGACTACGCTTGGCAGAATGTTGGTGCCGTTCTTTCGGACACCGGTTAACATCTTCAAGGCGGCGGCAGAGCGTTCGCCTTACGGCTTTGTTAAGGCCATCGCCAACGCCAAAGACCCCATTAAACGGGACGTTCTTATCGCCCGTGCCAGCATGGGCACCGCGGCCATGGGTTATGCCGCCAATGAATACATCAATGGTGGAATCACCGGTACTGGTCCCACTGACGGCAATATGCGGAAACAACTTGAATCCCTTGGGTGGAAGAAGTGGTCTCTCGTATCCCCCAAGGAGGGCGTCGAGAACCCGCGTTGGATACAGGTCGGGCACATGTACATCCAGCATCCTGATGATGTGGATTATGTCTCTTACGCCAAGCTAGAACCCGCCAGTATGGTGCTGGCTATTGCGGCCGATGTAGCAGAAAGGTTCCGGTGGCCGACAGCCACACAGGAGGAGATCGAGGACATTGTGATGTCGGGCCTGGACACCGTCTTCGATTACATGAAGGATCAAACCTTCATGCGAGGCTTTGCTAATATTGCCGGTGTCATCTCCAAGCGGACAGGCACTGAACGCAATACAGCGGTATCCAGGTTGGTGCAGGACTTGATCGGATCACAGGTTCCATTCTCTTCCCTGCTTGCATCCATTGAGCGTGTCCAGAACCCGTTGATGGACAGCATTATCCCTGACCGCAATGAGCCGATGGGATTACGCGACCTGTATGCCGGGCTCAAGAAGCTGGATGGCAGGGTGCCGTTTACAGAGACTGACGGCCCCATCCTCCGGGATCGGTTCGGGAATCCCCGTATCCAGAAGGGTGCTAATATCAGGTCGGTTTTGCTGCCGCCGTTCATGGCAGATATCCTCGGTGAGGACATCAAGAAGATCGAGGCCGACCCTGTCATGGTCGAGGTGGTGGCGGCTGGCGTACCGTTGACAATGCCACCGCGCAAGATTGACGGCGTTCCTCTAACAGCAGAAGAGTATGACGCTTTCGTCAAGTTCGCCGCCCATCCGCCGTCCATGAAGGCAAGGAACAAGACCGTGGTGTTACCGTCCTTCTATGACGCCTTGGAACAGACTGTGACGTTGAAGGCATTCAAAGAAGCGTCTATGCCCATCAAACAAGACCTGATCAAGGCAATAGATGCCGATTATAAAGCCATCGCCAAAATGTTTCTTTTGGATGACCCAGAGTACCAGGATAGATTCGCTGACCTGCGACAGAAGGTTTTCGATCACCGTGAAATTATTGAAGCCGTCGGGAGACAAGGGCAATGAGCGTTTCAGCCACAACCACATCAGTCAGCTACACAGGTGACGGCAGCGTTACCAGTTTCGCGGTGACCTTCGCGTTCCAGGGCACTGGTTCAGCATCCGAGTTGACCGTTGTCGAGCGGACTATCGCTACCGGTGTCGAGGTAACGAAGTCCTATACCAGCCATTACACGGTCACCGGTGGGTCAGGTTCTACCGGTACGGTAATCGCCGCATCGGCGCCGGCATCCACGGTCCAGTGGCACATCAGGCGGAATACCACCACCACGCAAACTACCGATTATGTGACCAACGATCCGTTTGCGGCGAACACCATCGAAACCGATTTTGACCGGTTGACGATGGCAGGGCAGGAACGTGATGGTGACATCGCGCAGAGCTTTAAATTCCCCGATACCTACACTGGTGGCGCGTCAACCACATTCCCAGAACCTGTCGCAGATGCCTACGTTTTATTCAATTCAGCCGGCGATGCCCTGACGACATCGACCACATCAGCCGGGCAACATCTAGGCTCGAATGGTACTGTTTCGCTCCCCTACTATTCCTTCACATCAGACCCAAATACCGGCATGTATCGCGTAGGAGCCGACCAGCTAGGTTGGGCGGTCAATGGCGTCAAAGGGCTTGATCTGTCCACCACGGGTTTGACGGTCACCGGTGAACTCGACGCGGCGACGTTGGATATCTCAGGTAACGCAGATATCGACGGGACTACAAATCTCGATGCTGTGGATATTGATGGGAATGTTCAGCTAGACGGGACTCTCAGCATAGGAGTCGACGACACGGGCTTCGACGTAAAATTCTTTGGAGCTACGTCGGGTCGGTACATGCTCTGGGATGAGAGTGCCGACAATTTACTTTTGTCGGACAGTGCCAAACTTATTTTGGGTCAACCCGGAAATGATCTCCAGATTTATCACGATGGCTCGAACTCCTATATAAGAGATGCTGGGGACGGCGCTTTATACATCGATGGTTCGGCAAATGTAAATATCAGAATGGGGGGCGACGGCGGTGAAACCGCAATCCAGTGCATCGATGATGGTGCCGTTAGTCTCTATTATAACAACGCTGTCAAAATAGCCACCGCCAGTACAGGCGTCACCATAACCGGCGAGGCGACCGCCACCGGATTCACTGGCACGTTGGACGGAATACTCGGTTCGGGAACGCCAGCGGCTGCAACTGTCACGACCATTGATGCATCTGGTGTGGCAACAGCAACAACTTTTGAGCCTGACGGTGACACATCCGCTGCCGACAATGCGGCGATTGGCTATACCAGTGCTGAAGGCTTGATACTCACAGGACAAGGCTCAACCAACGATATCACCGTGAAAAACGACGCTGATGTTGAGGTCATAGGTATTCCCACAGGTACGACGGATGTTCAGATTTCCACGACCACGGCTGGAACTGGTGTAACTTCCAAGAATAAGCTCACGTTGCAAGGGATCACGGGTAACGCCAATCCCAACGGATTGATACAATTCGTAACCGTAGACAACGGCGAGAGTGGCAAGCGTTGGGGTATGTATACGAATGCCGTCTCCACGGCTGACTTCATCCTTGGATATGCCGCGTCAGGAACATTCGCCTCGGTTTTCGAGGCTCAAACGGACCTAAGTGTTGACTTTAAGGGTGCAGTTAATATCGCTGGTGCAGCAGGTCTGGCATCATTGACCCTCACTACTGATCTTTCTGTCGCTAATGGCGGCACCGGTGCTTCAACATTTGCTGCCGATGGAGTGTTATACGGAGCCGGAACAGGTGCCGTAGCTGCAACGGCTGTTGGAACGGATGGGCATGTTCTTACAAGCAATGGCTCTGGTTCAGCACCGGCCTTTGCGGCGGTAGTCGGTGGAATCGTATCGACGCAAGTCTTCACCTCCAGCGGGACATGGACACGGCCGAGCGGCATTCGCACCGTCCTCGTTAAAGTCGTTGGCGGCGGTGGCGGCGGCGGGGGGGTTTCTGATACCTCTGGTGTTTTTGCTTCCGGCGGTGGTGGGTCCGGTGGATATGCTTACGAATTGATTGATGTCTCCAGCACCTCGTCTGCGACGGTCACGATTGGCGCTGGTGGCGCTGGTGGTGCGGCGGGGAATAACGCTGGAGCGACCGGGGCGACGTCCTCGTTTGCCGCACTTGTAACTGCCACTGGCGGCGTCGGTGGCGGAACTGGAGGCACGACTGCTGGAGTACCGGGATTGGGCGGTGCCGGTGGTACAGGAGCGGGTGGAGATTATAACGGGACCGGCTTCCCCGGTCACACTGCGGAGATAAGCGCATCTCATCCGCGAGGCGGCACCGGTGGCGGTGAGGGCGGCGGGGTTGCTGCCAATTCTTACACATCTGCCGGGGTCGCTGCGGTGGCTAATACCGGTGGCGGCGGTTCTGGCGGGCAGGATCAAGGCACAACAGAACGGGCTGGTGGCGCTGGCGGCAGTGGGCACCTTATTGTCTGGGAGTACAGCTAATGAAAAAGGCACTCATCCAAGGGACCAGAATCTGCGAGATCGTAGAAGATGGCGCGGAATTCGAAGTCCATTCATCGCTGGAATGGGTCGATGTCGCTGACAACACGACGACCGCCGACACCTGGGTTGATGACGCGGTTGTTGCGTTTACAGTGTCGGCAAAAACAATGTCAGATTTACGGGTGCAGAGAGACGCCCTGCTTGTCCAATCGGATTGGACACAGGTTGCCGATGCACCGGGCGACACGGCGGCGTGGGCAACGTACCGCCAGACGCTGCGTGATCTTCCGGCCAATACGGCTGATCCTGATAACCCAACATGGCCGACGCCGCAATGAACGACCAGATCAAATCCGTATTTGACGCATCCAGTTTTCTCATCGTGGGCATGACCCTGGCTGAATGGTTGCCCGCGCTGGCAGCGGGTCTCAGCGTCATATGGACCATTATACGGCTCTGGGAGACCGTCACGGTGAAGAGATGGTTCCGCAGAGACTAGCCGCCATAGCGTGTGCGCTCGCCATTCTATGGGCGCTCCCCGCATCCGCGACCGATACGGTGAGTTCGGCCACGGTGAGCAGTTCTACCGTCGTCGACAAGACGCCGCCCACTGCGTCTAGCCCCAGCATCGTTGTGAATTCTTCCACCATCTGCCAGACCGGCACCAGCGGCGCGCTGCAGACAAGCCTGTTTGGTATTAGCGGTGGTACGACAACCCGAGATTTCAACTGCGAGTTGATCCTCCTGGCACGATCCGTCTACGGCATGGGGCTAAAAGTCGCCGGCATCAGTATCTTATGCCAGGACGTTCGCGTGTGGAACGGTCTCTGGCAGGCAGGCTCGCCATGTCCCTATCTTGGAGCCATTGGCGACGAAAGTCGGGCGAAGTGGTTAGCAAACCCGGATAAATCTCCAGAAGGGTCGATCATTCGCGTGGCGGTGCGGGTCAAGGCTGATAAAAAAGAAGTCGATTCCACGCCAGACCCCGTAGAGCCAGAAGAATATGGGGGCGACTAATGCGTTGGCTGGCCCTCCTGTTATTTTTCATCACGCCCGCTCTCGCAGAACCGGCCACCACCGGCAACGTGCTGCCTAATCTATCTGAGTTCACGACCAGCGGCTCGACCACCAGCAGCACAATAAGCGGCTGTACGGCCGGGGAATTCTGTACAGGAGACGCGGCGTCTGGCGGCGGCACCTATACCAGCAGCTTTAGCGTTCCGTTGACGACGGCAGAGCTTCGTCAGGGCTTCAGCCTTACGACCAGCGTGGGGGTCGACTCGCACCCATCAAATGCAGTGCTGGCGTCATGTACAACCTTGACCCAAGCAGGGGATTGCCGGGATGTTTTCCGCCTGACGGTTTCCTTATTCGACGGCCTGAACTTAGCCGAAAAATTCGAGCGCGAGGTCGAACTGGATTTCGGCGGTCTTCAAAATTTCACATTCCAGGACACGGTAGCTGCCAACAGTTTCAACGTACTGCTGGGGGAGATCAGCCTGTTCGGCATAGATGCAGGGTTTCGATCTACTTCTTTTTTCGGTCCAAAATTCTCGGATCCTGGTCTTACGATTTCGTATCAGACTGTGATTGAACAGCAGATATTGGATCAGATAACCCAAGCCACTGAGATAGTAACGGCATCCCTGGCACCACCTCCACCGCCGCCGCCGCCTGCTGAAACCGTCGCGGCATCTCCGACGGCTGGGCCACCGCCGCCAGCCACGACAATCGCAACGCTTGGAACACAAGCGCCGCCGGCAGCACCACCGCCGCCGGCTATTGAGCCGGTTGCCCCACCGCCGCCGCCGGAGCAACAGCAAGAGGAAGCAGCAGCTACCGCCGAGGTCGAGGCAGAGGTACAGGCGGCGGAACCAGAGCCGCAGCCTGAGCCGGGACCAGAGCCGGCCACCGAGGCGGCGGATACAGCGACAGAGCCAGAGACTTCAACAGCCCCGGCGCGTGAACGCGAACAGCCCGCCCCTCGCCAGACCCGTCAACAAAAGGTCCGTGCGGCTGCTCAGAAGGTGGTCTCTAAGATAGCTCCTAGTCAGAGATATTCTACGGCCAGCCAGACGACGACGATGGTCGTGATGAATTTGCTGTCAGGAAAAATTGCGACCGGGCCGCTGATCAAGGACGCGGCAGCGGCCACGTTCTTCAGTGCGGCAGCCTTGCCCCCCGGCCCGTCGATGATCGACCCGCTCACCCGCTACCGCGTATTCGGTCAGGCCGCCGGCCTTCATAATACGATGGTAGAGAGTCAGTGGATTAAGTGATGGGGAAGCGAAGCAGTTTTGAGCGCAAGCCACGAGACTTCTACCCGACCCCCGCCGCCGCTGTCGCGCCACTACTCCCGCACATTAAAGATATAGAGTTCTTCGATGAGCCGTGCGCCGGGGACGGTGCCCTCATCGACATTCTTGAAGCTACCGGAGCGAAGTGCCGCGCGGCTCTCGACATTCAGCCAATGCGAGACGACATTGATTGTGCCGACGCCCTATCGATAGACAAGTGTCTCAGCGATGCTTTTATTACAAATCCGCCCTGGGAGCGTGGCGTCTTGCATCGGCTGATAATTCATCTCAGCAGCCTTGCCCCGACGTGGTTGCTGTTCGACGCCGATTGGGCGCACACGAAACAGGCCGTGCCTTATTTGGAGCGTTGCAGGAAAATCGTATCTGTCGGCCGAGTGAAATGGATTCCTGATAGTAAAATGACGGGGAAGGATAACTGCGCGTTCTATCTCTTCCAAAGCGGTGCAGCCTCTGCCCCAATAGAATTTTATGGGAGAGAGTAATGGCAGAGGTCGAATACAAAGGAATAAAAATCGGTGGGAGCAAGCTGCTGTTGCTCTTACCATTAATCGGGACATTGGGCTCCATCGCATGGGGCGGCATGGAAGCGTACACGCGTTGGCAAAAGATGGAAGCAAAGATTGAGGGTTTCGTGTCGCCTGATCTGAGCGGCTTCGACAAGCGGCTGGCAGTGCAGAGTAAAATTGTGGATGAAGTCAGGAAAGAGATGACCTCCGTGCGTCTCCGTGTCGCTGAAATCCAGCAGCTAACGCGCGATCTGCGCGATGACGTGCGGAGTGACACCGCGAAGACGTACAAGGCGATCAGCGCAGTGGATCGCCGGTCCAGATCGGCAGACGCAGACACGCGGGCGGCGATGAGACAGGCAGAGAAACTCATACGTTCCATCATAGCGTCTTCTTCTGACAGACTAGACGCCAAGGTGAACTCTGCCGCCGGCACGTTTGACGCCAAGACAAGCAGCGCCGTGACACGGTTCGACGCCAAGATCAACGGCATCGAGGCTCGACTAAATACACACACACAGAAATTAGACCGCCGCCTAAGAGATGCCCTCAACAACCCACTATTGAAATGAAACCGGAGGAGTTCGCCGCTCGAAAATGGGCGCTTGAAACCGAGATTCAAATGCTCAAAAATCGCTTGCTGGATGGCCCGACGCTAAAAGTACTCGGCAAGCGGATCGAAGAGCTTGAAGAACTTCTCGAAACGCGAAAAGGAAATGAAGATGACTTTCGATGAAGCGAATGAGCACAGGAAGGCGCTAATGCTGGAGGTCGAGATACTAAAAGATCGCTACGAGCCTACAGGCACCGGGTCGCTGCATACGGCAACCCATGTTCTGGAATGGCGGATCAAGGAAATCGATGAGGCTTTTATGGCTAAGTCTTTCGCGGAGGGTTAGATTATGGCACAGAAAAAGTTAGAAAAGGACTCCTCGTTCAGTGATCTGGACCTCAACGACGATGGGGTCGTCAGCGACGAGGAAATGGCAATCGGTGAGCGCATGGTCGCACTGGAAAACCGCGACCAGAAAGCCGACGCGCAGCGCCACATGGCATGGTATGCGCTGTCGGGCATGTTGCTCTACCCCGTCTGCGTTGTCGTATCTGTTGTGTGCGGCATCGATAAGGCCGCCGCCATCCTAGGCGATATGGCTTCGGTCTATTTTATCGCCGTCGCGGGCATAGTGGGTGCATTCTTCGGGGCCCAGGCGATGATGGCAAACAAAGCACCACCGAAAAAGTGAGGCCGTATGATGCTTTCCTTCACCATAGGCGAAACCCTGATCATCGGGCTGATCATAACCCTGATCATACTTTCCCTACGGAGATGAATCGATACCGCGATACTCGACATCGTGGCAGAACTAAACTAAACCCTCGACAACCATCCAGGAGCAAAGAAATGAAGTGGATACTAGCCCGAATAGCAGAACCGTCATCATGGGCAGCGGCTGGCATATGCGCGATCGGAATTGCTGCCATAATCGGACAGCCGGCGCTGATGTTCATCGCGCTGGCCGCGGCGATAGCTGCCTTCATCCTCAAGGACAAAGGTGGCGAACTGTAAGTGCTGAAAATATACCTGTTGATTATCGTCCTCGGTCTTGCGGGCGCCATAGGATATGGCGCGTGGTGGTATTACACAGACACCCAGGCCCGCATCCGTATCCTGACCGAGAACTCGGCCAAGCTGGAAATGGCAAAGAAGGTGCAGGATCAGACGATTGACACGCTCAAGGCAGACGCAAATAAGTACCGCAAGCTCAACAAGAATCTGTCACTGAATTTACAGAAATCGCATGACTACAAGAACAAGCTGATTGGCAAACTAAGACGCCATGATTTAAGTCGCCTTTCTCAGTCTAAACCCAAAATCGTGGAGGGAAAGATTAATCGTGGGACTAAGCTTTTATTCCAGGGCTTTGAGTCTGACACTGCTCTGCCTGCTGTTAAGTAGTTGCAGTTCGTGGCCCAAGCTTAGACAGATCGAGGTCAAGACCGTACAGGTTGACCGTGCGATCCCGATACAGGCACGACCTCAACCAGTGAAGCTGCATGATATTACCTGGTTCGTGGTCACTGACCAGAACTTCAAGGAGTTCAAGAAGAGGTACACGAAGCTGACGGGGACGTTTTTATTTTATGCCATATCGGTCCGGGATTATGAGGCACTCGCGTTGAATCTCGCCTCTATCCGCCGCTACATCTTGGCGCAAAAGGGGCTGATCTCGTACTATGAGGACGCTGCGCGTCCCCGGCCTAAGAATAAGAAAGAGGTGAAGAAATGATTGAGCAATTACGCAAAGAGCTTGAGGCTGATGAAGGCTCCGGGGGCGGGGCCATATATGAGGATGTATTGGGTTTGAAGACATGTGGCGTGGGACATTTGATTAGACCTGATGACCCCGAATATGACCAGCCTGTTGGGACGCCTGTTTCAGAAGAACGTGTAGCGGAATTGTTTGCCAAGGATATCGGCTGGACCATCACCGATTGCCACAAGCTGTTACCTGGTTTCGGTGACCTGGAAGAAGAGCTTCAACTCGTAATCTGCAACATGACCTATAATATGGGACTGAATCGAATGGGAAAATTCGTCCTCTTCCTCGCTGCCGTCGAGGCCGGCGATATGAACGAGGCCGCAAACCAGATGTACGATTCCAAGTGGGCGAGGCAGCTTCCCGAAAGAAGCGGGCGCCTAATTGCGCGAGTACGGGCGCTGGCATAAAAAAAGACCCCGCGAAAGTGCGGGGCCAGTTTCAGGGAGGTCTTCACCATTTACCATAAACGATTTCTGATCCGATGTCGATGAATATGCATTCATTCGACCTCCACGTATGATCCGGGAAATAGGTGACCTGCCCGCATCCCACCGCCAGTTCGGCGAATACGATGGATATAAGGATTCCCAGCGCCACAATGATGATGAATTTAATCATCCCCCATCCCCCACCAATGACTTGAGATTAGCAAACGCGGCGGCAACACCGGGTGCCCGGTCCTTGACCTCCTTGCT